GAACTTGAAGCGGTTGCAGACCGACTGGGTGAGATTGAAAAGGTAGCGGGTTCAGCTAAGTGTATTTTCACCCTCGGAAATCACGACATGCGATTTGAATCTAAATTGGCTAACCTTGCACCTGAGTATGAAGGCATAAAAGGATTTAGTCTTAAAGACCATTTCCCACGGTGGTTATTCTGTATGTCTGTGATGATCAACAAGAATCTTATGATCAAACACCGTTATCACAACGGCATTCACGCAACATATAATAATTCACTCAAAGCAGGTGTTTCGATAGCGACAGGGCATCTACATCGTTTGCAAGCCACCATCTTTTCGGATTATGGCGGAACTCGTTGGGGCATTGATACAGGCACACTTGCCGAAACAGACGGTGACCACATGGGCTACGGTGAAGACAATCCAAAGAACCATTGCTCAGGTTTTGCAGTCTTAACAATTGTTAATGGTAGGCTTATACAACCTGAGTTCTGCGCTGTGCTTGATGGTCACGCATATTTTAGAGGTGAGCAAGTATGTTAGTACCCGATGCTAAAGATTGGTCTAAATGGTGGTCTATTAGGCTGTCAATTGTTGGTGGCTCGTTATTAACTTTTTTGGAGTTATTCCCGCATCATGTCGCTATTGTCATCAATTCTCTCCCGTCTGTTGTCACCGAAAACGTTGGAAGCGAAGTCCTTAAAGTCATTGGAATCGTCTGCATCGTTGCCAGCCCAATTGCCCGAGTTATCAAGCAATCAAAACTTGATAACGCAAACAACGAAGCAGATAAAACGGCATGAAGGTTTTGTTCGCAACGCTTATAAGGACTCGCTAGGCTATTTAACTATTGGCTACGGGCGGCTAATTGACAAAGCCAAGAATGGTGGCATTACTGAGGCTGAAGCAGAGTATCTATTGGCTAACGATGTTAATGGCGTCTACGAAGCTCTGAATCGCTCTATACCGAGCTTTAAGCAATTAAATGAGGCTAGGCAAGGTGTTCTATTAAACATGGCATTCCAAATGGGTGTGCACGGTCTTATGCAATTTAAAAGCACATTAAACCTGATTGAACTGGGTGATTATGATGCCGCTGCTGACAATATGCTTAAATCGTTGTGGGCAAGCCAAACACCGAAGCGAGCACAAGAAATGGCAACGCAAATGAGGACAGGACAATGGCAATCTGGCTAAAGTTCAAAGGCTACCTAATTGCTTTAGCTGGCGCTATTTTAGGCGTTATATCTATTTACGCTTATGGTCGTAAGCAAGGTTATGACTCAGCAGAAAATGCTATGAGAGAGGCTGATAATGCACGAGCAAGGAAAATCGAAGACTTGGCTGACCGTGTGCGGCAAGCTGACGGTGACAATCGTACTGCTATTGAACGGTTGCGCTCTGTCAAGCGGCTCAGAGACCTCTAGGGCGATTTGCAGAGAGCTAGAGAGGGACTTGCCTACCTATAGCGTTAAAGACACGTCACAGACCCTAGAATCGGGTGCAAAGTTCATTGAATTGTTTAACGCTGTGTGTGGTGTGGCGAATCCCCGATAAAGCACGGTACTCACACATTTGAGAACAAATAAAAAAATTAAGTTGCTAACACTTAATATTCGCCACATTTCTAAAAGTATATCAACTTATGTACCTTGTGTGTACACAAGATTAGGATATGGTTACATTTTCATGTTTTATCAACATGTGTTTTGAGTTTATCTTCTAATTCTTTAATGCGAGCAATCAATTCGGCTAATTGTTTATGCTCCACCAACTGCGAACACGAATAACATAACTCAACTGTCATGAGCAATGACGTATTTTTACAACCTTTAAATAGGCATTTCATTTAACAATTAGCCTCATAGATTCACAAAGCCACCCAATGCTTTTGCGGTGTGCTTCCTCCCACATCTCGACCCGTTCCTGTTTGCTCATGTCTTTGCCTTGGTCAAGTTCTAAATGGCAAACGTAACACAAAAACGCAATGCGATAATCATGTGCCTTTAATCCTCTACCCTTACCGTCTCTAAGTTGGTTGCTATGAGCCGCTACTACATCATCGTGGTTACTTTTGCCGCAATGCATACACACAGGGCAATCTCGTGCCATGGCAAGCAACTTAGGACTTCGATAGATTCCAGATGACACGAATATTGTCCTGTAAGGTTTGTGCGGCTTTTTGACCACGAACTTTTGTAACAGACTCGATATAAAGCTGACGGTCATTTAGTTTTGGTAATTTAAGAACATGACGAGCCTCACACCATGCTCGCCATTCCTCTGAGCTTGAATCTATTATCTCACCCAGAGGAGTTTTGACTGGATTCAATTGCAAGTTGTGTTGCAGTTGCCACCAGCGTAACAGCACGTCATACAATATACGGTTTTGCCGTTAATTGTGTAGCTATGACTTGTACAAGCAGCCCAGACTGCGGTGGCTGATAAAGATAGAAGGATTGCGGCTAAGAGTTTCATGTTAATTTGTCCTGGAATTCTAAAACTTGGGTTACAAAATCCGAAAACTCGGGTTTGGTTAATGCGGTAGTTGTTGGGTCTAGTTCCATAATTTTACCGTTTGGTAATTCAATAACTTTGCTTGGCAAAAATCTCTGTTTAAAATAAATATGCCAGACTTGCGGGGTAAACTTTTTTCCATCTAAAAAAATTGATTCGGCTATCTCGTGAATTGCCGCCCAATACAATGCGTTTTGTTCATGAGTTCTATTTGGTTCTTTTATCTCAACTACATACCCATCTGGTGCTTGTGTTACCATTTGGATAACTTTAGACCTGTCTTTTGCAAGGGTAACTATTGTCTTTTTCATTTGCGATTGACTTTATAGGTAGCCATAAAGATTAACTTTTTGTTTTTTTCTTGAACCCATTTTTTGTAATTGATTCTAAACATACGTTTCTTTGTGGCGTTAAAGTCATGGTCATTGATGTTGTCTTTAAACATAGAGTCAACTAAGTTCTTTTGGAAGTAATCAATGTCTATGTTTAAAAAATCTAGGTAAACTCCAACATCTTTACTTAACAAAAAATCAAGCCCACTTTGTGCTAGAGGTGATAACTTTTTGTGATTGTTAATGAGTGGCGCTACCGAATCAAGGATTGCTCTAGTAATGATTGCGCTGATTAAACCTTTGTAACTACTAATGTCATCGTGCATGACTAGCACCTTTACACCAACCGAAAGGGTCGTGAGCAGGCAATAATTCCAATAGGTTGCCTACAGTAATGTCTTCCGATTGATGTAACAGGTGTTGATTGGAAGGTATGACATACATAAGTTTGCTAGACTTGCCAACACTTTTCTTGCCTCTAACAATCAATTTTTGGTCAATAAGTTGATTCATAATGCAATGAGCAACACCACCACTCATCACAAAGGTAGCCATAATATCCCTTGAAGTTCTAGGCTTATGGCAATAATCTATGATTGGTTGACGGTCTTTAGCTTTTCTCATTTGCAATCTCCACTTCTATTAGCTTTTCTATAAAATGAACTGCTTTACGCAAATCATCTACCCCACCTTTTTTACGCCACCGAGATAGGTACTTGACAGCGCAGCCATCAAGAAAACCTAACTCCCAGTCTGTAATGGCATCCCAAGGCTGAATTGAAGTTTGGTAATGTGACCCTTGAATTTGTTTTGCATTTGCGTTCATACGTCACCTCAAAATGGGATTGAATCATCTTCAATGTCAGCAAGTTCAACAGGTTTTGCTTGTGCAACTGGTTGGGGTGCTCGTTCTACTTGCCCACCGATTAACTCTAAATCATCAACTTTGCCTACAAGTTTCACACCTTGTCCTGACTTGCTTTCATAAGTTTGTATGTTGACATCTGACAAATAAGCAACAATCTGCCCACCTTTTTTTAAGTACGGTGCAAGTGACTCTGCACGTTTGCCAAACAATGTGGCATCGACCCATTGGGTCGCACGTTTGCCATCTGCTTGTTTCTTGCCATAAGTAAAGGCTAAAGATAAGTTTGCGATTGCATCACCATTTGGTGAGTAACGAACTTCTACATCTTTGCCAATACGAGCTACGCCATTTGCTTTCATGATTATTCCTGTTTAAGTGTGTAAACTGCAATGTTTTTGCCATTGTTTAAGCGTTGCATACGCTTTTCAATGTTGTGCCCAGCTTGTTTTAATCTATATATTCGTGCCGCTAAACGAAAGCAGCCAAATTTTTTTAATGCGTCTATGGCTGTTAAGTCACCTTTTTTGAGTGCCTCAAGGGTCATGTCTTCTTGGCTCATCATTGCACCTGTTTGTAAAGTTCAACAATTTTGGCGTCAACTTCTGCTAAAAACTTAATAGCTTCAGCTTCTATTTTTGCAATTACCTCTTCATCACGCTCTATACGCACCACAAGCAGTTTCAATCCATCGGGTAACCTTGGGTCAAAGCTAACAAAGTCACACCACTTGCGACCCGTTACAGACATCTGAGACATCATTTGTGTCATGTACTTTGATGGTGGCT